TTATTGCAGATACACAGTCTGCTATGAGTCAAGCAGCAGATGCAACCCGTAAACGAATTGAATCTGAAGGTAGCGCAACTGACCAAGCAGTATTGCTAGGTAATAACATTGGCGGCGTAGTAGCTGGTTTTGCTGAAGTATCAAACAAACTAGCTGGATTTACTATGGCAGAGGATGCAGCTAGAAAGTCTGGCGAAGCAGCCGAAAAACAAAGCGTGGCGCAAGATGCAGTAACAAAAGGTTACCAAGACATTACTAAACAGATGAATGATTTTGGTCAACAAATGGAAAAGATGGCAACAGATAACTTGCCAACGTATGCAGGTATCCTAGCTAAGAACGCTAAAGAAACTGCTGAAGCGATGCAGGAAGCCATTAAGTTTATTAAAGACCCAGAGGGCTACACAAAGGCAAAAGCTAAGGAAATGGGTGCCGACGAAGATAAAGTTGGCGGAGCATTGGCTGGTGCAGCAGCAGGTGCTGCTACTGGTGCCGTTATTGGCTCTGTTGTTCCTGTTATTGGTACCGCAGTCGGTACAGCAGTTGGTGGTATTGTTGGGGCAGCATCGGGATGGTTCCTGTCCGGCAAGAAAAAAGCAGGTGACAGTGCAGCCCCAACTGAGGAATACACGCCTGCTATGGCAACCGGTGGTATTATGTCTGCTAGTTCAGGCGGTACTCTTGTTAGATTTGCAGAAGCAGGTATGAATGAAGCGGGTGTACCACTGCCCGACGGCAAGCGTATTCCGGTAGACATGCCGATGGGCGAGTTGTTGACGGGTATCACTGGGTTGAGTAATAATATTACGCCAGTGGCACAGCAAATGACTGCAATTACTAACGAATTAGCACCAGTATTAGAAAAAATTAACTACACGTTAGAGCAAAT